CTTCAGCTTTTCATTTCCTTCCCTATTAGGCATAGGATTAGGACCAGCTGTAAGTTCTACTTCTTCTACAAAATCATCTAATCCTGTATCACCACCAAAAGCCTTCTCACTCCTATCACCATTCAACTCACCATCATTAGTGAGATTGGTCATACCAGGAGTGCCTAGAAGACTTTGAGTTTGATTCTCAAAAGTAGGAATCTGTGTTGCAATTTCATCAGCAGCTTTTGCATCTTCTTCTGTCAATGCAAACATTAACTTCTTGACTTCTTCTCCATCTTTATTCTTTTCAGTTTTTTCCTCGTAGAAGAAGTCCTTCTCCTTTTCCTTAGTTTCCTCTCCAATCTTTTCAGTAGTCTTAGATCCTAAAGGAGTAGCTGGATTAACAGGAGTTTTTTCTGCTGGCTGTTTTGAATCAGTCATCTTATCTTCCTTGTGAGGTTGAGTTTTCTTTGCCATCGCTCTATTTAATTTAAATGTTATTTACCTTTTTTCTTGTCTTTAGAATCCTCTTCCACATCTTCATCAGGCTTATCTGCTTTAATTCTTCCACCACCAAATAAGCCGGGTATTCCAACTTTAGGCCAAGGAATTTGTTTTGACTTCTTATCAGACTTTTTCTTCTTCATTTTCTAATTCCTTTTTAGCTTCTTCTCTTGATTTAGCTTCTAGCTCTCTTATTCTAGTTCTTAATGATGTATAACCACCCATTGGCTTGAAGTCTGCTATAGCAATGTTATTCCTAGCTGTCTGAATGATTCCTAACTTTTTAAGTAGAACTGTATTAGTTTCTCTGAGAAAATTAACTTCATCTGTCAAAGCATTGATAGTTCTACAATTAGATTCATTGAGCATTTCTAGAAACTTTATTCTATCTTCTTCGCGAGCGGTGCCTTTTAACCCCAAAACTTTCCTGCTTAGCCATAGCCTCAACATATTCCATCTGTCGATAAAATTTATTCGTATCATGACTAGTTTGATATTGTTCAATAATGTTTTGAGTTACCTTACGTCTTTCCAACTCTTCACCGATCTGCCCATTCATATAGCGATGAGCAAACTTGCAAGTATAACGAAGATTATCAATTGGATCATCTCCGTCGAATTCTTTGATATCTTCTTTCTTATTTTCATCATAAACACAAATAGGAATAGTTTCGACAAGAATAGGCGCTACCGTATCTACGTTATTACCAGGCTTAAGAAGAATCTGTAGCTTAGGAATATTAGTCTCAGCTTCATAAGCCTTGTACTGTTCCGTATAACGCCTTAGCGCAATCTCTCCAAACTTCCGATATATCTCTTGCGCGCGCCCATGATCATAAAGTTCAGTAGGTTCTTTATAAGGTTTTTGTTCCCACCTCATAAAGTCATGGACTAACTGTAACGTTGAGACTCTACTGTTAGGAGTATTCTCTGAACTAACAGGAGTCATCCCAGAATAATCTCTTACCTGTCTTGCAATCGTTGTATTACCATGTTCCTGCCAACCTGAACCACATAGGACAAATACGACAATGTTCTCAAACTCACTAACTTGTCCTATCTCTGTAGCCCAAAATGGAACATCAACTCCACGCCATGTTCTTTCACGATAAACATATAGTCTATCTTCAGGGCTTATAGCACTCCACATTGCATGGCATAATGCTCTCTTACCCCAATCAACTGTAAGAATTCTAGGCCACCATTCCGGAATTTCAAAGTGTGGACAAGTATGTAATGCATTGGCAGGTTCATCTGGAAACTTTATTGGACGAAATGTAGTGAATACTGAACCTTCAAAACTGTGCCAATCTCCATACTTCTTAGCTTTCTTCTCAGCTTCTGGTAGAATCTCTAGCTTATTGCCATACTCAGGATCATACTGCATCCCATAAGGATTGTCCTGGATTTTCGCGGGAATGAATATTCGTTTAGTCTTTGTTCTCTCGTCGAATATAATTTTATAACCTGATTCACATGGTCGCACAAAGCGATTATAAACAAAGGTATGACCAATACCACCCGGGTTAGTACCGTTTCTAACGATTGCAATATTAAAATTACTTCCAGGTCTAACTCTCGAACCAACGAAATACCGATACATTGGTTCTTCAAAGTGTGTTAACTCATCGAATGCTGCGTAGTTGTACTGAGCCGAGTCGTAAGCTTTAACATCCTTAAGATGTTGAATATGACTAAAGTCAAAGTAGCTACCGTATTCTGGCCAACTCCAACTATGCTTAGTCTCGTTATATTTTCCGCCTGTATGTATAAAATATTCTTTACTAAGTCTGACTACTTCCTTTTCTAGATCAGTCAGCTCTCTTCTTAGAAGCAATCCCTTCCATCCTCTAAACTTATACCATCCTCTAATAAGAGGAATCATTACTAGGATGAAGGTCTTTCCGCCGTAAGCAGCGCCCCCATATAATCCCTCATAAATCGAATCAGGTATCTGAATAAATTCTTTTTGTACCTCATGGGGAATAACCTTGATTAACTCTTCCCCAGGTTCATTAGTATTAAGACCTACTGGCATGCTCGTTAGGGAATAATAAAGAATATTGTGAGGAAGAATAAACCTAATGCTTCTAGATTAATTCTTGGACTACTAACTCCGACTGCTGCTAGCAGGAAACAAATTAATGCTAAGAGTAGAACTGCCATTTTAATTACTGACATTGATCACCTCGTAGTCCTTTTCACTTCTTTGATTAGGCGCATACAAATGAAGGTGAACTGTTCTACTTCCTTGCTCCTTATTATCCCCATTCATCTTCTCAAGGACTTTACTCAATCCTTGTATTACTGTAATTTTATCAGTTTCTTTATCAATCTCATGTGGACTAAGAAGGTCAAGAGTCTGCATCAACTTAGCAGTCGCTACATCGGCAATTTCATGCCTTCTCATTAATTGAATAGCTCTAACTTCTTGACCTTCAGGAGTGGTCTTTGTAAGATTATGAACCGCAGTCTCACTCATTCCATGAATAATCGATGCCTCTCTAATTGTAGAAGTAAGGGCATCAACTGCTATCATTCCCTTTACTGTGTCCGATAAATCTTTGTTCTTTGTCGGATCGGGCTTACTTGGAGTTACAACTTTCCCTTTATCCGTAGACTCACCTACAGGTTTAATCTCTTCAGCTTCCTTTCGTTCTCTGAATATCTTCATATCAACCCACGAGATATTAAATGGTTTACAAACTTATAATCTTTTTGATTTTGACAAGCTGCTAATGCTTGCAATCTTGTTACTTCATGCCAATCACTTATGGCAAATCCTTGACTTGGCTTAGCTATCACTTCATTCTTTTTTGTGATAGTAATTATCTTTTTATCCTTCAATCTCGGAACATAGATATTATGGCTTGAAAGAAAAACTGTCCTTCTCTTCTTTCGCACATTCAAGCAGGGATCAAACTCTTGAATCAATTGTGTTTCTAACTCAAGAGCTTCTGCACCATCCTTACAAATCCAAACATGGGCGCGGTCAGTTTGTCTTACTCTATAGTGTTTAAAAATATGATGTCCAAAAAATCTACGTCTTCCGTTTGTTGTCATTCCAATATAAAGATATATTCCTTCTCTATACCAGCCGTAGACAAAATATCTGAAGACTCCTACAGGATCTCTCTTAGGTGTTCTAAAGAATTTACTTTTGAATTCTACGTATTGTAGTTTGTTATTACCTTCCAGAATCGGCACCCTTGACTTCTCCCATGCTTGTATGATACCATAGATCCGAGGCCGAGTCAAGTGGAAATGTGTGCCCTGTCATCCGGTCCCAAATCCAGATGTTCTTTATTATTATTTTTAAAATTTAGATTTTTTAAAATTCTTAGGTACTTATCTACAGTTAGGTACTTATCTAAAAATGAACCTCTCTCGTATTCAGTCTGAGCTGCAATTTTTATGCCAACATCAAAAATGTAATTAGGGTATACCCCCTACTTTATAATGCAAAGTACTTTGCTTGGTAAAGAGCTTTGCTTGAAAGAGAGCTTTAATTAATGAAGAACTTTAAGGCATGAAGTACTTCATTTAAAAGAGAGCTTTGCTTGATGAAGTTCTTTATGGAATAAAGTACTCTGCTTGAAAGAGAGCTTTAACTAACTATGTTTACTATAACCATGTAGAGGATAAGCATGTTTACTATAACTATGTTTACTATCGCACCGTATTATAATCATGTTTACTATATTGGTTATGAGCAGATAGGGTTTACAGTCTCCTAAGGAATTAATAGAGGATACAATAGATGGTAGTCTTACAAGTTGTTAACTACTACCTATTGTGGGGCGAACAAATAGGGAAAATTTGGCAAGGTTCAACGATCGACGCGCCGGTAAGGGTTAGGTATGTGTTAGAGGATTGCGCCTTTCTACGGCCTTCTGAGAGCTTTCTAGAGGGTATGTCGTTAGAGTACTTCTATTGCACGTTATTGCGCGCTTTGGCAATTTCTTTCGAAAGACATCAAAATAATCGTGCATGGCGCT